TATTCCAACGGCACAAGAGATGCCCAACAACAAGGTCTAATTACCTATGCTGGCTCAGGCTCTATTATCAATATCTACGCTGGCTCACAACCTGCTAATGCCAATACCGCAATTAGCGGACAAACCCTTTTGGTTCAGTTGGTCGTATCTGGTAGCTTTGGTACTGACTCTAACGGCACTATCACTTTGGGAACTGTAGCTAACGGCACAGCAGTCGGCACAGGCACAGCATCATTCTTCCGCATCACCAAGTCTGACGGCTCAACCGTAGTCATGGATGGTTCTGTAGGATTGACTGGATGCGATATGAACCTGAACAACACCTCTATTGACGCAACACAGGTAGTCAGCATCTCCTCAGGTACGATTATCCGAGCTAACCAATAATGAAATTAGCTTGCTTTAAATGCAAGGCTGAAAAGCCTTTGTCAGACTTTGCCAAGCACCCTACTGGCAAATATGGTGTTTCTACTACCTGTAGAATTTGTAAAAGCATTTATCGTAAGAAATATTATTTGCTTAACAAAGATAAAGAAACGGAACAAAGCACAAAATGGGCAAAAGAAAACGCCCATAAAAAGCGTGCATATAGGTCAAATAGAAGGGCTTTATTACTAAAAGCAACGCCTTCTTGGGCAAATAAACAAGCTATTTTATCTTTATATAAAGAGGCTGATTCAATTTCAAAGTTTGCAAATATTAAGTTTGAAGTAGACCATATTATTCCTTTGCAGGGAAAAAATGTATGTGGACTTCATGTTGAAAATAATCTTCAAATATTAAGTATTACTGCAAACAGACAAAAAGCTGTTAGATACGAAGGTTAATTATGGCTTTAATTATTAAAGACAGAGTTCAAGAAGTAAGCACAACTAGCGGTACTGGTACTTTGACCCTTGCTGGAGCTGTAACAGGCTATCAGTCATTTGGCTCTGCGATTGGCAATGGCAATACTACCTATTACGGTATTTACGCCAACGGTTACGCTGACTGGGAAGTCGGTATCGGTACGGTTACGGTTACAGGTGGCACGACCACATTGGCTAGAACTACTGTATTGGCATCGTCTAACGCTGGTTCATTGGTCAATTTTAGTGGCGCACAGTTGTCGGTTTGGGGTGATATGCCAGCCGCCAAAGGTGCATATTTTGACCTTAATGGCAATCTAACGACTAACTGCTTATTCGAAGGTTTTACAAGCCAAGCAGCAAGTGGCACGACTATTACATTAACTGCTTCATCAGTCCAAAATTGGACAATTACTGGCTCTGGCGGTCAAAATATTCAGTTACCTGATGCAACGACTTTGCCTAATGGTGCGTTATTTACATTCAACAACAACCAATCTTCAGGCACGATTGTCGTCAAAAATAACTCTGGCACAACCGTATGCACCACCCAGTCGGGCGCATATATTGAAGTTATTTTATTAAGCAATTCGATTGCTGCTGGTTCATGGGATTACCATAATGTCGCACCAAGCAATGCAAGCTGGAGTACCAATACGCTTTCTTGGGCTGGCTCATATACCAATGGCACATGGAATGGCAATGTCATCACAGGCGCTTACGGTGGCACAGGAATTAACAACGGAACAAATACCCTGACTTTAAGCGGTTCATATACCCTTAATCAATCCGTAGCATCTGGCGCAGCACCTAGCTTTTTAGGCACAAATTTTAGCTCTATTCCTAATGGCGCATTAACTAATAGCTCAATTACCATTAACGGCAATGTAACTGCTTTAGGTGGGTCTGTCAGCGTAGGAACAGTCACAAGCGTTAGCGGTACAGCACCAGTCGTATCTAGCGGTGGCTCTACTCCTACGATTAGCATGGCTGCCGCAAATAGCACGACTAATGGTTATTTGACCAGCACAGACTGGAACACTTTTAACAACAAACAGCCAGCAGGGTCATATTTAACTGCGGTAACGGCAGATGCCCCATTATCGGGTTCGGGTACAAGTGGCAGTCATTTGGTCATTTCTCAAGCCAGTTCCACAACTAACGGTTACTTATCTAGCACCGATTGGAACACCTTTAATAACAAAGGCTCTGGCACAGTAACCTCAGTCACAGGCACTAGCCCAATTAGCTCAAGCGGTGGTGCAACACCAGCAATTAGCATCAGCCAAGCCTCTACTAGCACAAACGGTTATTTAAGCTCTACTGATTGGAATACATTTAACAGTAAAGCGCCAGCAGTAACATTTACTACAAATTATGTGCCTTTTGGTCAAGGCTCAACAACGCTAAATCAAGCATCAAACTTTACCTTTGATGGGACAACACATTCATCTCCAGTAATGCAAGCATCTAATGGTATTTTTGCCAATGCTAAGTCTATTGTTGCAAGTTATTCCATTCCAAGCGCTGATAATGCGTTAAGTGTTGGCCCAGTAACAGTTGCAAGTGGTCAAACTGTAACAGTCCCTTCTGGGAGTCGTTGGGTAATCCTCTAAAATGTTAGGCTTTAAGCCAATATCGAACCAGCCAATATCGGACATTAGCCTTCCGATAATAACTGGGTCTATTTCAGCCACAGATAATAATGATTCTGCGACCTTAACAGGTCAGGTACTTGTTACAGGCAATATATCGACTACCGATGGTACTGATACTTGCACGATTTACGCCCAAGAACTCGTTTCTGGTTATATCTACACCACCGATAGCAACGATTCAGCCACTCTGACTGGTTCTGTAGCGGTTACTGGTGCTATTTCGGCAACAGATGGCACAGATACGGCAACATTTACGGCACAAAACCTTGTAACAGCCTATATCAACACTACAGACGGCACAGATACAGCGACATTTACTGCCCAAGCGCTTGAATCAGGCAATATTTACACTACGGATGGCACAGATACCGCAGATTTTGAAGGTAATGTAATACCTGGCACTAATACCAAAGATACCCATGACGGTGGTATTAGCAAGCGTGATTACGAAAGACTTAGAGCATTAGAGCGCAAACGCCTAGCTGCCGAACAAAAGCTCATCGAGGCTCGCAAAGCTGATGGCGCATCACGCAAAAATAAATTTAGGGATTTGATTGACCCACAGCCTGTTGTAAGCAAGCAACAAAAAAATAAACTACAATCAAAACAAGAGATTAGGATTGATACACCGTCAGTCGAAGTCACACGCATAGAAGCGGTTATCGCCAATCTTGAAAGACAAGAAAAGGAATTACAACAAGCGATAGCCCACAAGAAAGTATTAGCAGAAACCATTACTGCTATTGCAATCTTAGAAGCTAAATTCAAAGCCGAACAGGATGACGAAGAAGCTCTATTAATGCTTTTATGACAGCACACTCACAATACAAAAAAGGTTTAGATTTACTCCATTTAGGTCACTATCTTCCAGGGTTCAGACTCTACGAATTTAGATGGCATCCTCAAACCATGCAAGCCACAGGCGAGAAATGGGATAAATGGATTAAAGCCCCCAAATGGAATGGCGAAAGGCTTTATGACAAGCACATCACCGTTCAGATGGAGCAAGGCTTTGGAGACATTATCCAAATGGCTCGATTCTTGCCTATGCTCAAAGCATGGGGCGCTAGAACAGTCAGCGTAATGGTTCACGAATCCATGATGCAGTTGATTGGACAGATGGATTGCGTTGATTACATTTCTAGCACACGAACAGAGGGTAAACCCCTAGAAGCGGATTATTGGGTTGGCTCGATGTCATTGCCATTTTTTGCAATGCACTCGCCAAGCTATGTGCGCCAATCATTCCCAATCACTAAGGATAAGATTGTTGGCTCAGAAGGCTATTTAGATGCTGGATTTAGCCCGATAGAACGCAAAGTTGGAGTGAACTGGATGGCATCTAAAGGCCCACTTCATTACATTAAATCCACGCCCATCAAGGAATTGCGCCAATTAGTAGGTGATGATTGCTACTCATTAAACCCTGAGATTGACGATATATTCATGCCTTTGCCTAGCGATGGCTGGAAACAAAACTTCTATAAGACTGCGTGTCACATGAAGTCATTAAAAGCTGTTATAGCGCCTGATACGGCTACAGCGCATTTAGCTGGTGCTTTAGGTGTCAAGACTTTTGTTTTGTTACCTGAAGATGCCTATATCTGTTGGCGATGGAAAAATGCCAGTTGGTATGATTCCGTTGTCCCCTTACGCCAGGGTGACTGGCACAAACTACCACAACTATTGGAGGCGTTATGATTTGTCCAAACTGCGGATGGTCTGAAGGAAACCATGTAAAAGCTAAACAATCTGATAAAGATTATTACCTTGAGTTCTGGGGGTTTACCCTAGGCACTCCTGAAGCTGAAGAAGCATGGAAACAAAAGCAAGAAATGACAAGGCGTGAATCGGCTATGGTTATGTCTGACATTGAAGGCTATATCAGCCAAGTTGATGGCACATGGATTAAAAGCCGTAGCCACCACAGAGACCATCTAAAACAGCACCGAATGATTGAAATTGGAAATGATGTACCAATGCAGCACCGTAAGATTGAGATTGACCATAAATCTGCGGAAAAACGCAAACGCCAGATTGCAGAATTGGCTTATGCAAAACTTAACTACCGATAACTTGGAGAAAACATGAGCGATGACCGCAGAAGTGCATTAGAAGCAGCAATGGATGCAGCCCTTGAACAAGCAGAGGAAAACGAAATTGAGCAAGAACCTGTGGAAGCAGAGGAGACTGAAAGCGAACCTGTTACCGAGGAGTCCGATAAAGCTGAAGTTAGCGAGGAAGATAGCGAAGAACCTGCCGAAGGTGTTCAGGCTGCTGAATCTGAGGAGTCGGATGAAGAACCGCAGGAAGAACCTGTAAAAGCGATTCCACGCCCAACCACATGGAAAAAAGAGTATCTACCAATTTGGGATAAGCTCACTTCTGGTCAGCAATTAACCAAAGAAGAAAGCCTCAAATTAGCAGAATATTCCAATCAGCGTGAATCTGAGTACAAAAAAGGCGTATCTACTTACAAGCAAGAAGCTGATAACGCTAAAGTATTGGTAGAGGCAATCGCCCCATTTGTTCCTGAAATGCAAGCTCAAAACATCAGCCCTGCTGCATGGATTAACAACCTTGGTAGAGCGCACATGATTTTGTCAAAAGCGCCCTATGAGCAAAAGGTAGAATTATTTCATAGACTTGCAAGAGATTATGGAATACAATTAGGGGAAAGTGTTGCGCCAGTACAACAAGACCCACAGTCTTATGCGCTGAACCAACAACTCGCAGCGTTACAGAGCGAAGTGCAACAAGTTCGTGGCTGGCGTGAGAGAGAAGAACAAAGCCGTCTGATGGCAGAAATTCAGAAGGTTAGTAGTAATGCGGAGAAATTTCCGCACTTTGAGGTGGTAAGGGAAGATATGGCTCAATTACTTGAGCGTGGTTTAGCCCAAGACCTTGAAACGGCTTATGCAAAAGCTGTGCGTATGAATGATGAAGTCTTTAAATTGGAACAAGAACGACTCCTTGCCCAAGTTAAAAAAGAAACATCTAAGGCACAACAAGTAGCTAAAGCCAAAGCTGCCGCAGTAAGCCCCAAATCCGTTACTCCTAGCGGTGTGGCAAACAAAGCAGATGGTAAGGACAGAAGGTCACTTATTGCAGCGCAATTAGGCGAAGCAATGGGTGGCAGGGTTTAAATTAACTTATTTTTAAAGGATAAATATCATGGCATTTGCTAATAGCGCAATTACCGATATTATCGCTACTACCATCCAAAGTCGTAGCGGTGAATTGGCAGACAACTTAACAAACAACAACGCAATCTTGCAACAGTTGGACAAGAAGGGCAATGTACGCCCATTCTCGGGTGGTAATGTGATTTTGGAAGAAATCATGTACAACGACCCAAATACCAACAATGCAAACAGCTACTCTGGATATGAAGTATTGAATATCTCCCCAGATAGCCCAATTTCCGCAGCTCAGTACAAAATTGCTCAGTACGCTGATGCAGTTACTATGTCTGGCTTGGAAATGCTCCAAAACAGCTCTAAAGAGGCAATCATTGACCTGTTAGATGGTCGTATGCAAGTTTCTGAAGCTCGCTTGTTAAATCGTATCTCTGGCGACTTGTTCCTAGACGGTACAGGTAACGGTGGTAAGAACTTGGATGGTTTGGCTGCTGCGGTTTCCGCAACTCCTACTTCTGGTACTTACGGTGGTATTAATGCTGCTAACTGGTCTTTCTGGCAGAACACAGCAACTACTGGCACAACCATTACTTCTTCCAACATCCAAGCTAAGATGACTTCAACAGCTCTCCAGTTGGTTCGTGGTACTGATAAAGCCGACTTGATTGTTGCTGATACCAACTTCTACAGCCTGTATGTACAAGCTCTCCAAGCTATTCAGCGTATCATGACCGAAGAATCTGGTTCTTCAGGTTTCGCATCCATGAAGTTCTATGGTGGCGGTACATCTGCTGATGTGGTATTGGGTGGCGGTTATGGTAACGAGCAACCTTCTAACACCATGTACTTCTTGAACACCAATTACATTTTCCTACGCCCACACAAAGAGCGTAACTTTGTACCTATCGGTGGCGAGCGTCAAGCAATTAACCAAGACGCTATTGTTAAGTTGTACGGTTGGGCTGGTAACTTGACAACAAGTAACCGCTTCCTCCAAGGCATCTTGACAAACTAATCCATTGATTTGAAAGGAAAAATATCATGGCATACAGTACTCTCCCAATCGCTGGCGTTTCTTTAACTACAGTTACCCCAGTTGATTTTGCTTTAACCAACGGTTCAACCGCAGAAGTAATTCCAGCGTTTGGCCCAATCGGTGCAGAAACTTTTGCATCAGATGGTAAGCGTTATGTGTTCGCACAAGCAGCCGCTACTATCACCCCAAGCACCACAACTTGCACCGTTAATGCTTCTACTTTCCAAGTAACAGCAACTGGCGGTTCATACATTTCACCAGCAGTTTCTATGGTTTCTGGTGACTATGGCTGGTTTGGCGCAACAAGCGTTTAAGTTTTAACCCTGTAGTAAACTAGGGATTCCCTCACAAGGGGAGTCCCTTTTTATTTTTAACAACCTAATCCCTTAGGAGAATTAAATGGCTATTGAATCAGATGTCCGCAATGCGGATTCGTTATTAACTGTGCAGTTTTTCCGTAAACCTGTAGAAATCAAGGATGAAACGATTGCACAGGGCAGACCAATATTTAAAGATGCAGATTGGGTCAGAATTATGACTCCTGGCGACCAATTAAACATCATTGAAACCATTGCTCGTGACAACCATAAAGCTCGTTTTCCAGTTCAATGGGCAAAATACCAAAATAAAGTAGGAAATCATGAGGAAGTCGTTGGAACTCCTATTTCCCATTGGCCTTTGGTTAGTATGTCCCAAGCTGAAGAACTCAAAGGCATCAAATTCCACACAGTTGAGTCTGTAGCTAACTGTTCTGACCAGCAAATCCAAAGCATTGGCATGATTGCAGGAATGTCACCCCACGCTTTTAGAGAAAAAGCTAGGGCTTTCTTGAATTTGGCTAAAGATACAGCAGAAATTGACGCAAAAAATGCTGAATTAGCACAACTAAAAGAAGAAAATGCTAAAATCAAGGCAGAAACTGATGCGAAGCTGGCACAAATGCAAGAGCAAATGGCAGCGATACTTGCGGCAGTTGCGGAAAAGAAACCTAAAACTCGCAAACCGAAAGTAGAATCAGAGGCCTAATATGTCAGCAACCATGTTGCAGTTGGTTCAGCAAGTATCTGCCGAACTTAACTTATCAGTACCAACCTATGTAGCTGGAAATCAAAACCAAGATGTTCAACAAATCTTGGCGTTGATGAATGGCGCTGGTTACGATTTACTGAAAGAATATGATTGGCAAGCCCTAGAAAAAGAATATCGTTTCTACACAAACTTTGTCAATGCGACTGCAACATCAACAAAGGGTGGTTATGTTCTAACAAATGTAAGCGATACCACAGGATTAACCACCCAATACTCTATTACTGGCTACAATGTTGCCCAAGATACCTATGTAGTATCAGTAGATTCGCCTACTCAGGTAACAATGAGCCAAGAAGCATCATTATCTGGCACAAATAGCGTGTTATTCGCTCAAACTGAATACACTTTGCCAAGCGATTTTGAGACCATTACAGACAGAACCCATTGGGATAAGACAAAGCATTGGGAAATGCTTGGCCCTGAGGATGCACAGCAATGGCAATGGCTAAAATCGGGTTATATCTCTACTGGCCCTCGTGTTCGTTGGCGTATTTTGGGTGGCACATTCCAAATCTGGCCACCAATGAATACCCAAGAGTATTTAGGCTTTGAATATCGCTCTAACGCATGGGCAGAATCAGCCACAGGAGTGCCACAGCAACAGTTTATTAACGATACCGATACGACTTTCTTTGATAGCCGTATTATGGTTCTATATACCAAGCTCAAATACTTCCAAGTCAAGTCTTTTGACACTACGGCATTGCAAGCAGACTATATGCGCTATCTTTCGATTGCCAAAGCCAATGACAAAGGCGCTCCTAACCTGTCATTTGCACCTAATCCAAGCAAAGTGCTTATTGGATGGGCTAATATCCCTGATACTGGATATGGCACATAATGGCAAGGGGTCGTACAGCCGTTACTGCTAGTCTTGCAGCGCCTATTGGTGGCTGGAACGCCAGAGATTCGCTGGCAGAAATGCCACCTTTGGATGCCGTTCAGCTTACAAACTTTTTCCCAACTCCTTACGATGTGGAATTGCGTAGGGGTTACACCAAGTTTTCTACAGGAATTACAGGTCAAGTCAATAGTTTGATGACCTATGCAGGGACAACCAGCCAAACCCTGTTTGCTGCTGCTGGAAACAAGATTTATAACGCTTCTACAAGCACAGCGACAACTTCATTTTCTAGCTTAACTAGCGATAAACTGCAACACATCAATTTTTCCAACATTGGTGGTGATTATTTAGTCGCTTGTAATGGCACAGACCCCACAATGGTCTATGACGGCACAAGCTGGTTCACAATGGCAACAACCAGCACAGCCCAGACGATTTCAAGTATTACTCATGTAGGCACAGTAGCGACTGTTACAACAGCTTCTCCGCATGGATTGGTAACAAATAACCAAGTAGTTATTTCTGGGGCTACGCCAACCCAATATAACGGTGCTTATGTCATTACCGTTACAGGCGTTTCAACATTTACATACACAATGGCGACTGCGCCAAGCTCAAATGCTACTGTAGTGGGTTCTTATACTGTTTTAGGCATTACTGGCGTAGATTCAAGCACTTTTGTCAATGTAAACCTATTTAAAAACCGCTTGTATTTTGTTCAAGAGAATACTTTGCGAGTCTGGTATATGCCTACCAACTCTTTAGGTGGGGCAGCGCAATTATTAGATTTTGGAGGAATTGCACGAAATGGTGGATTTATTCAGGCTATGGGTACTTGGACTCTTGATGCTGGTTACGGTGTCGATGACTTTGCTGTCTTTATTACCAATATGGGTGAGGTCATCGTTTACCAAGGGACTGACCCATCTTCTGCATCTACATGGGCTTTAAAAGGCGTTTGGCAAATTGGTTATGTATTTAGCCGTAGATGTTTATTCAAATGGGCTGGCGACCTTCTGATTTTGACCAATGATGGCTTAATGCCATTGACCGCAGAGCTTCAATCGAGTCGTCTTGACCCTCGAATTGCTTTAACAGACAAGATATTCCAAGCGGTAGCTACCGCAGCGCAAAATTACAACACCAATTTTGGCTGGCAAATTATGTATTTTGCCAAACCACAGATGCTTATTCTCAACATTCCAATTTCAGGCGGAACACAGCAATATGTAATGCACACCATTACAAAGTCATGGGCTAATTTCACCAATATTCCAGCGTCATGTTTTGAGATGTATTATGACAACTGTTATTTTGGTGGCCCAGGCTATGTTGGACAATTTTGGAATGGAAATTCAGATATTGGCAACAATATTAACGGTGTAGCCCAACAAGCCTACAATTATTTTGAGGCAAGAGGACAATTAAAACGCTTCACAATGGTTCGCCCAATTATTCAGGTAGATAGGGCTATTCCAACGCTTTTATGCGGTATTAGCCTTGATTATGACGCTGCTAATCCTCAAAATACGCTAAGTTTTAACCCTGCGCTTATCAATGATGGTGTTTGGGACACTTCTAAGTGGGATGTTCAAAATTGGGGCGGCTCATTAACAACTTCTAAAAGCTGGCAAGGTGTTACAGGCGTAGGATATGCAGCTAGTTTGACATTTAATGTAGCATCTCAGGGTATTGAATTTCATTGGGATTCCACAGACTTTGTAATGGAACGAGGTGGCATACTTTGAGGCGTGTTACTACAGAAAATCAGCAATATATGGGAGATTGGCTGGTTCGCATGATGAATCACCCATTACCTGTAGATACAGTCTCAATCGGGCAAGAAATAGATGGCAATTTGGTCGCTGTAGTGGGTTTTAATGGATTTATGCCCAAAGCGTGTCAAATGCACATTGCAGCAGTAGATGAGGTAAATTGGATGAGTCGTGATTTGTTGTGGGCGGCTTTCGATTATCCCTTTAATAAACTTGGAGTTAGCGTTATACTAGGGCAAGTTTGTGCAGATAATGAATCTGCCCTAAGACTAAACCGACACCTTGGTTTTAAAGTGGTAGCCGAAATCCCCGATGCTCACATGGATGGTGACTTAGTGATTATGGCTATGAGGCGTGAAGATTGTCGATGGCTCGACATCAAATGCCCTTTGAGAACAGCAAAAGGAGAATGATATGGGTGGTGGTGGATTTTTAGGTTTAGGCCCTGCGCCTAGTCCTCCTCCTACGCCAGATTATACTGGCGCAGCGCAAGCTACAGCTTCAGGTAATATTGACGCTGCTCGTGCCGCCCTTGCTGGCAGTTTAATTAATCAAAATACCCCATACGGTAGCTTGACTTATAACCAAACTGGTACAGACCAATTTGGCAACCCAATGTACACCGCCAACACGAGTTTATCGCCTGTTGGACAACAGCTTTTAAATAACCAAAACAATGCGAGTTTAGGTTTAGGTTCAACTATTAATGCCTCATTGCAAAATGTTCAAAATACAATGGGGCAAGGATTTAATCCTACATTACCGTCTGTAGGTATTAACCCTGGTCAGTCTTATCAAAACGCTGAAATGCAAATTCTTCAGCCACAAATTGACCGCCAAAGAAGCCAAACATTGACTCAGTTGGCAAACCAAGGTATTCAACCTGGTTCAGAAGCCTATAACAACGCATTGCAAGACTTGAATAATAGTCAGAATAATTTGTTGGCACAGACCACAACACAAGGTATTGGCGTAGGTTTAAATGCAAACCAACAGGCTTACAACCAAGCGCTTACAAACTACAATATGCCACTCAATACATTAAGCGCATTGCGTACTGGCGCACAAGTGCAAAACCCAACCTTTGTAAACACACCACAACAAGCTACCACTTCTGGCGCAGATATTTTGGGCGCTACAACTGCTGGTTACAACGCTTCTTTAGCTGGTTCTAATGCTCAAAACGCTGCTCAAGCTGGTTTAAATAGCGGATTGTTTGGATTAGGTGGTGCTGGAATTATTGCTGCATCAGATATTCGCATGAAAGAAAACATTAAAGAAATTGGCTGGTTACCTAATGGTTTACCAGTATATGAGTACGAATACAAGCCAGAATTTAAAGATGAAGCTGGTCATGGCAAGTTTATTGGCGTTATGGCGCAAGAAGTTGAAGAAGTTATGCCAGAAGCCGTTATTACACGCCCAGATGGCTACAAAATGGTTAATTATGGAGTGCTAAATGGCTAATCCCTATACAAGCATTTATATGCCTTCTGGCTTTTTAAATGACCAAACTGGTTTATCTCCAGTATTTCAAAATATTGGCGCACAACAAGCATTTGAAAATCAACAAATTGCTGCACAAAATCAGTTAGGACAACAAGCATCACAGGCTTATCAAGACAATGGTCAAGCAAGCCCAATGGCTTTAGCTCAAGCTTTGCGTCAGGGTCAAAATCCTCAAAGCCAACAAGGTGGTGTTTACCAAAACAGTATTTCTCCATATATGCCGTTGAATCAACTATCTACGGCTAATACTTATGGAACTGACCCATATTCTCAACAGAGCTTGATGTTAGCCCAACAAGATGCAGGAATGAAATAATGGCTGATACACTAAATTTAGGTAACGCTGGCACATTATCGCCAGAAGCATACGCTCAACAACAGCAAATTAACCGCCAACAACAGTTGGCTAATATGCTTTTGCAAAACAGTCAGCAACAGCCTCAAGGTCAAATGATTTCAGGGCATTATGTTGCGCCTAGCTTTACTCAAAATTTAGTGCCATTAGCTAATGCTTTAGCTGGTCAATATCTTGGTAATAAAGCTGATACACAGGCTGCTGCATTAGCACAACAATTACGCCAACAAGGTAACGAAGATTTAACCAATGTAATGACTCAATTACAAGGCAGACCAGCATCTAATCAAGAGTTGGCTGGCCCTGCTTACAATGGTGTTGCACCATCTATTCAGTACCCTGCTGTACAGGCTAATCCTCAAGCTGCATTGCAGACCGCATTACAATCAGAAAGCCCACAAGTTAAAGCGATTGTTCCAGCTTTAATTCAGAATACTTTGCCTAAAACACCTGATAAAGTTCTTGAATATAAACAAGCTGTTCAAGATGGATTTAAAGGCACTTATAATGATTGGGCAACACAAATTACGCCTTATCAAAAAGAAGAACTTAGACTTAGAAATATTGAAGTAGCTAATGCATCTAAAAATGCTGCAATTAGTCCTCAAGAAAATCAATTACGCACTTCATTTCTTAATCAAGCGCAACCACATATTCAAATTAGCCAAGCATACCGCAAGATTGTTAGTGCGCCTGAAACGGCTGCTGGTGATATGTCACGCATATTTGGTTATATGAAAATTCTTGACCCAGGTTCTACTGTTCGTGAAGGCGAGTATGCTTCTGCTGAAAATGCACGAGGAGTTCCAGCTTCTGTTATGGCGCAATACAATCGTGTATTAAACGGTCAAAGATTAACTCCTCAACAGCGCAATGAGTTTACTCAATCTGCTGGTGATTTGGTCAATAGTCAAAAACAACAGTTTGCCGATGTTGCTAAGTATTATGGTGATATTTCTGGCAGATATGGAGTAAATCCAGAAAACATTATTTATGACCCATATCAAGGTTTAGAATTAAAAACTACCCCACCAAAAGCTGCAAAAACACCAGCAAACGCTAATGAACAATTAAGTATTCCATCAGCAGGTGGATGGTCTGTTAAAACGGTGAAATAATGGCTCAATATATCGTTACAGCTCCTGATGGTAAAGAAATAACTTTAGAAGGCCCTTCTGGAGCTTCTCATGATGATGTTATTGCACAAGCACAAAAGCTATACCAACCAAAAGCTAGTGTAGAAGTTACTAGCCCTGAGGGTATGCCTTTAAATACTGCTTTTGGTGAAACTGGAGGTGGAGCTGCTGTAGGTCGTCCACAAGGTATTGACCGAACCAATGTTTTGCCAACCCCAAGACCATTAGAGTCTGCAATGGCTGGAGCTACGAAATCATTTATTGACCCTGCTGTTGCTGCTGCTCAACTAGTAACTAATGGAAATTTAGGCACAAGTCAATTAGCGAAAAGATTGAGTGAACAAGCTGATGTTTATAGCGAAGAAAACCCTGCTTCTTATGGAATTGGTCGTGTAGCTGGTGCAATATTGCCAGCTTCAGCAATGTCTAAAGGAATCGGAATGATTCCTAGTTTTGCTAAATTAAGCCCTTATGTTCAAAGCGCTGCCGTTGGAGCTGCTCAAGGGGCTTTAACACCTGAAGAAACTGGCAAAACTGGAGCAGATTTATTAAGACAAGAATTATTAAATACTGGTGTTGGTTCAGCTTTTGGTGGCGTTGCTCCTGTTATTGGAAAAGTTGCCAATACTGTTTATGGCGCAGGAAAAGCAGCTTTAGAACCATTTAATCAAGCGGGCAGAAATTTAATTTTAGGTCGTGCATTGCGTCAATTTTCTGGAAATGACGCTGAACAAGCTATTGAAAACCTTAGAAATGCTAAAGAATTAGTACCAGGTTCTTTGCCTACAGTTGGGGAAGCTGCTGGAATACCAAGTTTGGCTGCAATGCAAAGAGCAGCATTAAACTCATCTACTGAAGCTACCAATGCTTTGGCACAGCGCCAAGCACAGAATATTGCTGCTAGAACAAACGCTTTAGAAAATATTGCATCTCCAACAAGAATGGCTAAATATGAAAATTTAAGGTCAAAAATTGGTGATGAGCTTTACACGCCAGCATTAAATACAGCAATGGATTTTTCGGAATTAACTCCAGAATTAAAAAAAGATGTTGCTTCTTTAGCACAAACTCCAGCAATTAAAAGAGCAATGGCTCAAGCTAAAGAAAATGCTTTAAATAAAGGGTATGACATCGGCAATCCTAACGGTTCATTACAAGGCTTGCACGAAACAAAAATGGCATTAGATGAGCAAATTAATGCTGTTAAAGCTAAACTTGAAAGAGATGGCGGTGGTGCAAAAAGTGCTGAATTAGATGGTTTAAATGCAGCCAAAGATAGATTGTTAGGTTTTATTGAAACGGTCAGCCCTGAATATAAACAAGCTAGACAGACTTATGCAAGGCTATCTAAGCCAGTTGAGCAATTACAGACAATTTCCAATATTGCAGAAAAATCAACCAAAAGCACCGATTATTCTACCTATTTAAATAGATTTTCTAATGAGTTAGAAAAAGCCAAAAAAGAAGGTTTGTTATCTGAGGCGCAATTAGCAAGATTGCAAGCTATTAAAGATGACATGATGCGTACTGATTTTGCTAATACTGCTGGTCGTGGAGTTGGCTCAAATACCATGCAAAACTTGGCTTATAATAATATGCTTCAAGAGGTAAACCTTCCTAACTTACTTAGAAGGCGTGGTCTTGCCGAAACAGTCGGAAATATTGGCGCAAGAGTTAAAGATATTGCGTATGGCGCAGCAAATAAACGCCTTACTTCCGAAATGGCAGAAACTTTATTAGACCCAAGAAAAGCTGCCGCATTAATGAAGTTGGCTGGCAGACAGCCTTTAGAAGCAACTGTTTCGCCTGAACAAGCAAATTTAGCTCGGTTATTATTTACACAAGGCGGTGTTAATGCGGTAAATGCTTTAAGAGGACAAGCAAATGAGTAGAAACGGTAGCGGTGTATATTCACTTCCAGCAGGAAATCCTGTTGTCACAGGCACAACGATTAGCTCTACATGGGCTAATACGACCCTTACTGACATTGCAAACTCATTAACTCAGAGCGTATCTGCCGATGGTCAAACGCCTTTAACTGGTTCTTTACAGCTTGGTGGATTTAATGTCACCAATATGGGCGCAGCGACCACCGCAGGTAACGCTGTGGAATATACCCAGTTTCAAACCCCTACTTTTACAGGTAATGTCAGCATTACTTCTACAGGATTTTTACTATTACCAGTAGGAACTACCGCACAACGCCCAGGCACTCCTGCAAATGGAGAAATTCGCTATAACAGCGACTACAATACATTCGAAGGATATAACGGCAGTTGGGGAAGTATTGGTGGTGGTGCAACTGGTGGCGGAAACGACCAAGTATTCGTTGAAAACGGTGTTGAAGTCACTACAAGTTATACTCTGCCATCTGGTAAAAACGCTTCAAGTATTGGCCCTATAACGATTGATGCAGGGGCTACAATCACAGTCCCAAGTGGTCAGCGTTGGGTTATTTTCTGATATAAAATAGAGAAAATTAAGGATAATCAATGAGTTCAATCGTAATTTCAGGGGATTCGTCAGGTCAAGTTTCATTGACCGTACCTTCTGCCGCAGGAACAAACACAGCGACCCTTCCTGCTGCTACTGGCACAGTAATGGTTAGCGGTAATATGCCAGCGTTTAGTGCTTCTTTAAGTTCTGCGCAAACAATTTCTACATCAACTCTTACAAAAGTTGCATTTAATACTAAACAATTTGATACCTCTACGGCTTATGACGCAACAACAAATTATAGATTTCAGCCTTTAGTTGCAGGGTATTATCAAATTAATTCAATGGTTAATTGTATTTCATCGTCTGCCATTAATCTTGCTTATACTACTTTATATAAAAATGGTAGCGTTTATTTGGCAAATAGCAATCCGATATTATATTTTATTACTGGCTCTGCATCACAAATTGGTTGCACATTAAGTATTTGTGTTTATTTAAATGGTACGGATTATTTGGAAATTTACGGATATAACGCAGGAGTAACACTTCCGCAATTTCAACAAAATTCTACATTTTCTGGTGTTTTAGTAAGGGCTGCATAATGTTATACGACAAAATCATGGCTCTATATCCTAGCCTTACACAACAGGATTTCTTAACTGTAATCACACTTCAGAATGATTCTAATGGTGCTGGAGACTATATCAAGTCTTGGAATCATCCATCCTTGCCACAGCCTACTGCGGAGCAACTTAAATAATGTTGGCTCATGTTTACCTTGTAACCAATAGTGTGAACGGCAAGCAATATGTCGGTCAAACTATTAACTCTAGCAATAAGCTAGGGCATGGCAGGGTATTGCTTAAAGCATATAAGCTACATGGCAAAGATAAGTTTAGTTATGAGCCAATCTGCTCAGGAATCAACAATAGAGCCACTTTAAACTACATAGAACGCTTTTGGATTAATGTAATGGGTACATTAGTACCTAACGGCTATAACATTGAATTGGGCGGTTCTGAAGGCTCTACATGGACAGAAGAACGCAGACGCAAACATAGCATGGCACTTAAAGGTCATCGTGGTTGGCGTAAAGGCTTAAATTTGCCATCACCTAATAAAGGTAAAGTTTATCCTGAAGAAGGTAAGCGGAAATTGTCTGAAATAATGAAGGGCAGACCATGCCCAACAAAAGGCATACCACATAGCGAAGAAACCAAAGCTAAAATGTCCGCAAGCCAAAAGGCTCGTGCTGCATCTTTTGAAGTTCACCCTAACAAAGGTCGTAAAATGTCGGAAGAAACTAAAGCCAAAATGCGTGAAGCAAGGGCTAAAAGAGTTTATACAGATGAAGATAAACAAAAGATTAGCGAAGCAGTTACAGCTTGGCACAAACAACGCAAGGAGCAACAATGAGCTATGGCATCGTTAATGCTGACCAGATAGGCACTAGTGTCGCTGGAAGTAGTTTAGGGGCAGGAAATGCAACCCTAATGAAGAACAGAATTTTGAACGGAAACATGGTGATTGACCAAAGAAATGCTGGTGCTAGTGTTACTCCTGCAAATGGGGATTACCTTGTTGATAGATTTGCGTATTATTCAACTCAAGCATCTAAACTCACTTCACAACAAAATGCTGGTTCTGTAACTC